TGTTTTTCCATCCAAGAATATTCAGTGCTAATTACATTTAATCTTGCAGTAACTTCGTTTCCATATCCTTGAGCTATTTGTATTTTAGTTTGGATTTCATTAGCATATCCTTGAGCCGCATTTAAATAACCACCAACAACTTGATTATATCCACTTACTTGAGATATTCTAGCACTTACTTCATTTGCATAGGTTTGAGCTTCGTTAGCAGAAGAAGTAGCTTCCGATAAAAATCCATTACCAGCATTTACTTGAGAAGAGGCTAATTCTATATCTTCAGCTGTATTCGAAACCACAGCACTATCAAATTGAGTATTCGCTAGAACAACTGCTGCATTAACTCTATCAGCCGCTGTATTAATAGCTGATAGAGCAGTATCTACATCAGCATCAACTTGAGTTGCTGACTCTCCAAGTTGAGCTACAGCTGCGTCTACTTGAGTATTTAATTCATCGCAAATAGCTTGAGTTTCATCTAATTCTGTATTAATAGCAGTCAATGCCGTAGTAATATTTGCATTACCTGATTTAGCAGATAAAGCATTTTGAAATGATTTTACAGAAGCATATAGGGGAATTAAATATTCTCCATCATCTGGAAATTTTGCCACAGCAGAATCTCCAAAAGCTACTGCTTGGTATGCAAGCGTTTGAACATGAGCATTGTTAGAATTACTAGGCTCTGGTACTACACTTAATATGTTATTAACTATGTAATAAGCAGGGTCTGTTGCAGTAGCTGCCATCATATCACCACTATCTCTAATCCTACCATTTAAACTAGCTGGAACTTTTCTACAAGGCTGATTAATTGTGCCATCATCTCTAGTAACACTAAAGACCTCTGAACCTAATAATGTAAGGCTTACACTGCTAGTATTTAGTTCATTTGAAGTAGTAAACATCTCTTGCCTTGATCTTGGTATTGAATTTAAAACTTCTTTAGCACCATCTGTTAAAAACTGTGTTAATTCAGTTTGTGTAGGTGCACTACTACCATCAATAGCTAGTCCAGTTAATGCCTCTACTTGTGCTTCAAATGTTGCCATTACTTGCCAATCTTTTTCATTGCTGCTACATGTGACTGTTTAAATGTCATACCGTTTCTCATCATATTAGCCATACCTCTAATGTGTTTAGCTGTGTGATGTTTAGAATGTTTTTTCATTGCTCCTATTTGTCTCTGATTTAAACCAGACATAGGGACACCTTTTACTTTTACAGATTTTTTAGTTGCCATGCATTCTCCTTTTCATTTCAGTTACATTTTGATCGATACCCTGCACAGACATTTCCACATCTGTTCTTTTACCCATAGCGGACATCATATACATATTGGTGGTAAACTTACTTTCCGAAGCTTTCTTACCACACTTTTTACAATAAAACCACCCTTCGTTATTAGGATGGTTGCAGTGTATACATTTCTTTTTCATAAATTTTCCTTTTATAGTTTTGGGGAAGAACTTTTATTGAACTTCCCCACAGTACTATAAACTGTTATCCTTATTTATTCGGATTAAACTAATATATATTCTACAATACAGCTCCATCTACCAGCATCAAAATTAGTTGCATGGTTGATAGTTGTGTTAGTACACATATATATTTGATTAGTAGCTGCTGGAAGCACAATATGAGGTGCTGCCCATTCTGCATTATTTGCACTATTGAAGTCAATCTTGTCGGCTTCAGTAGCTGTGGTTGCTAAGTCATATCCTTCAGGAGATAACTGTGTAGCACCAGCTCCAAATAACTCAACGCCCCCAGTAACAGCTAAATTAACTGCTTGATTAGCAGCTGTTCCAGCTTTTACGTTACCAGTCATAGTAGCTCCAGTTGCTGTTTTACAAACAAACAGAACTTTACTTACTATTATTTTGATAGCAGCATTATACCCATCGGGGACACTTGTATCAAGTGCTCCCATGTATTGTATGATGTCACCATCAGCGTATGCAGTTGTTGCTGAGTCTAGTCTTGCTTCAATACAGTCACCAGCGAAACTTAAGACTTTCTTAACTCCACCTAGTTCTTCACTAAACTGTGAACCAAAACTACTACTATTTTTATTTAGACTATCTGATCTCATCTTATACTCCTTCTAGGTTGTATAATGCGTGAGACTCAGCTAGAGTAACTTCTAGACCTGCTTCAGTTAAGATCATATCTTTCCTAAGATCTTCATCAGCAGACTGTACGTTAGTCATTACTTGTGTGTCACGATTAATACTATTACCAATTAAAGGTCTGTAAGCTAGTTGACTCATATCAGCCATTAGCATGAAACCAGAAGCTTGACCTCTAAATAGAGGCTCTTTAACTAGGTTTAGTCTTCCATGAATAGTGTCAATAACCATTATACTATGACCAAAAGCACCTTGTCTTTCAGACATATTATAACGCATTGGAGATTGATTTATAGTAGTAGCCCCACCGCTTAATGCCGCATTGGAATTATACGCTAGAGAACTACTTAAGAAAGCATCTTTACCTAACTTGTTAAAGAATGTAATTACTGGTAATGAGCATAGAACTAACTTGTCAGAAGCACCACCACGAGCCGGATCAAAAATTACTTCAAGATCACTAAGTAATCTGTCGTAAGTCATCTCAGACTGTGCTACGCTTCTATGATAAGCATTTCCAGAAGCATAACTAAAAGCACTGTCATTTACAACAGGGCTTGTATTCTTCAGGATATGTCCTACTAGACCTTCAGTGTACTGAATGCCGCCTACACGAGCTTTTTGACCGAAGAGCATAGCTCTTTCAATGTCAACTTTATGCTCACGAAGCTTTGACGCCCAGATACGACTCCACTCATCGGGATAACCACGATAGCGTGTAGCGTATGCTGTATTTGTCATTTCAGCAGCTGTTTTAAAGATCTGAGTGTAACCAAAACCATCTTCTAATTCACTTGACCAAACGTCTGGAGAACCAGAACCCTCTTCAAATGAAGTACCAATGATTTGTGCTACATCATCATCTGCAATGCTATTACTCCCACTAGCTGCTGATACATCAATTACTTTTCCAGTAAAAGATGAATCGCTTGCTGCGTGAGAAATTGAACCGTCTACTCTTACTAATGCTTGACCGTATCCCGCTGTAGAATCAACTGTTCCTACAGAGAAAACCATTCCTTTGACTAAATATTCAACAGCCGCACCGCCAGCAGTGTCTACAGTAAATGAATACGAAGAACCTGCGGCAACAGTACCAACTGCACCTTTAATCTTAAAAGAACGATCTGAAAAACTGATTTTATTTCTGTTTTCCAAATAACGGAACACTGGGTCATCGGTAGGAGCTTTTGAGACTTTATTCAAGTAGACGAAGAATGGTGATTCTTCCGGAGTTAATTCAGCAACTCTGTCGCCAAAATTAAAAATCCGTCTTGCGTCGGGTCTTTGTCCTACACCTGCATCAGAAGTTTGAGCAGTAATATCGCTGGACTTTAAAGATCCAGTATTATATGATATTGCCATTTATATACCTCTTAGTATGTGTTGTTATTATTATGGTAAAGCTGCTCCAGCACCTGTTCCCATGATGCTTTCAAAGACTTTATCCGAATCCGTTCTAGGGGATTGTGGAGCTTGTCCTTGTAAGACACCAGCAGTTCTGGGTGCTTGTTTAGCTGCATTTACCGCTTCCATTGTATCGTTATTAGCAACAGAATTACCGTTTTGCATCTGCCAGAGTTTTACTAGGTTGTTTAAACCTACTTGCTCTTTTGGTTTAGTAGTGAACTGCATAAAGTCTTGAATGTCATTATCTGACATCTTATAACTTCTGCGTAACTCACCAACTGTATTTTGCATTTGCATTTCAGCCTGCATCTGTTGCTGTTGCTGGGCTAACCTTTCAGATACTAACCGATCAACTTTACTTGTGATCTTTTGATCAACAAATTTACCTGAATCAGTTTTATCATCATAGGCTTCCCAAGGATTAAAGTCATTGACTGCGGGAGCTACTTCTTGAGTGCTCTGGTTTTGACCTTGTGGATTAGCTATACCGTCTTCAAGTGTTCTTACAAGATCAGGTCGCTGCTCTAGAAGTTGAAGTAATTGAGCACCTTGTTGCAGTTTAGAATTTTCGGCTTGTGACCGATCATACATAGACTGAAACTTTTTTGACTCTGCTTCATAATCTACAGCAGGGGCTTGTTCTTGAAACTCCTGTTGATTTATATCCACCTCTTGCGAGATAGACTGTTCATTGACGATATCTTCCACGAATGATTCATTACCACCTTGTATTCCGCTTTCGATACTTGCTTCCTGTTGTTCTAATGTAGACATATACTCTCCTTAGATGTCTCCTAGGCTTTTGGAGTGGAACTGGCTTCTCTCTGAACATCCTTCAGATTGCTTGCCAATTTCTCCACCTCGAGCTTCACCTCGTTTTCTAGTTTACTACGTGTTACCCTTCTATCTGCTTTAGATTCAGAATTGACTTCGCTAAGTCTAGATTTAAACTTCTCGACTTCAACTCTTTTTCTATCACTGACAGACTCTCTTTGGGCTGTCTGCAAGTCACCTTGCAAATTCTTTATTTGTTCTGACATAGCTTGCATTTGCTGCTGCATTAATTGTTTCTCTTCAGTCCTACGCATAATACCT